TGTTTACGGGTTGGATGAGTATAATAATAAGAAAATACAATTCACATACACTAATGCTTTCATTACTGGTTTAGGGGAATTAACATATAGTTATAAAGACAGCGAACAGATTGAATCATCTTTTACGTTCTCGTTTGGTCAACTAAAAGCAGAACTTCTTTAAAACTTCCGGTTTCCGCTCCGGGAACGCATAAATAATAGTATAATCTTTTTACTATGGCATCACTACGCACAATTAATTCCCCAGGTGTAGAAATTCGTGAGATTGACGTCTCAACTAGAGCAGTCACTCCAGCCGGCACTAACGTGTTTGCTGCAGGATTTGCACCTCAAGGCCCAACCTACGAAATCGTCGAGCTTTCTTCTCTAACCGAGTTTGAAACTGTATACGGAACCCCCACAAACGCGGCTGAAAGATATTTTTACTACTCAGTAAGACAGCTTTTCGGTGCAGGCGGCAATCCTACAATTAAAGTTGCTCGCTTACCGTACGGTAGTGATGCTGGCGAAGGTACAACCAGTGAGTATAGTGCTTTAGCATACCCAGTAATGGCAATCCCGACAGATACTACTACATACGGTACTGCAGCAGCTCTTGCCGGTACAATTCCATTAAGTTCTGCCCAAGGTTATTATTTCGGGGAGCCCGCATTAGTATCTTTAACAGAATCTCAATACCAAACAATTGCCCAAGGCGGTCTTAACTGGACTCAAACAACTGGTAATATTGGCTTAAGTAGTTTTACAGTTTCTGGTACTAACGTTGTAACCGGTCTTGCGAAAGCTGGTTTAGTTGTACTCAATCAAGCTAAGACTACAATTAACGAAAAGTTTGAAGGTTATTATCTTAACTTATCTGACTCTTTTAGTAACAATCCGGCATCTGATTTCGATGATACTGTTAATATCAAGACTATCGGTAGTACCTACTTCGTTGACGGGGCATTAGCTAATGCTACCATCTACACTGTTGTACCACAAAGCCGTATTGGTTTTTCATTAAGCGCAACTCAAACGCAAAGCTTTGACAGTATGTCCCGCGATATCGAAAATGTACCAACATTTAACATCGCTGCATCTGGTTACAGTGACTCAGTAATCCTTTCATTATTCAGAATTCGTCCTTCCCCATTCTCACCGACCACAACTACATTACAATATGTAATTCAAGAAGGCTATACCGGCTCACTCTACACCCAACGTCAAATTCAAGACCCACTCGGCGGTAAGCCAATGTCATTCTATCTAGAAACTGTAGCTAATGATAATTCAAATAATCTTACTGTTCTTGTTAACCCAAATATGAATCTAACCAATTGGTTAGATAACAACGGCAACTCAACAAAGAATGTAAGAATCTTAAAGACCACAACCGGTACTGACGGAGACACATTCTATAATACTGCCTCAGCTTACCTCAACGTAAAGCCAGGCACATTCAATGCTGCTAATAACTTATATGCCCTCGGGGTATATGCTGACAGTCTTCCATCTAATACCGCAAAGCCAATCGGCGACGTCGCTTCAAAGCTTGACGCTGTATTAAATCTTGCTGAAAACACTGACACAATTGATATCGATCTTACAATTGACGCTGGTCTTTCAACAATCTATGCAGTAACTCAAGTGCTTGGCGTATCTGCTTACGATGATACAACTATTACAAACGGTCTTATTGCGCAAGTTAACGCTCTCAGTGCTTCATCTGGTAACCCAGTAAGTAACGATCTCGTAACAAAATGGTCTTCTATTACATCTAAGTTCGAAGAATTTGCAAGAAGTCGTCGTAAGGATCACCTCTTTATATCTGACCCAATCCGTCACGTATTTGTAACCGGTGAAAATTATAAGACTCTTGACAACAAGACCAAGAATTTCTCACAAAACGTTTACTGGCCGTTACGTAATCTTTACGGCGCATACAATTCAAGTTATGCTACAACCTACGGTAACTGGGTAAAAGTGAATGACCAATTCTCTTCAAAAGCGGTGTGGTTACCAACTTCTGGTTATGCAGCAGCTATGATGACTGCAAGTGACGCAGTATCTTATCCATGGATTGCCCCAGCTGGTCTAACCCGCGGTATTATTAACGGTCTTACAGATATCGCAGTTAACCCACAACAAAAACAACGCGACTTACTCTATAAGGTATCGATTAATCCATTAGTATACTTCCCGAACGACGGTTATGTAGTAATGGGTCAAAAGACCTTACTAAAAGCTCCAAGCGCATTTGATCGTATCAATGTACGTCGTCTATTCCTCTTCCTTGAGAAAGCGACACTTCGTACGATGAGATACTTCGTATTCGAACCAAACACAACATTTACACGCACCCGCGCTGTAAACACCTTGAGCCCGTTGTTTGAACTTGCTAAGAATACTCAAGGCCTTTACGACTACTTGTTAGTATGTAATGACACGAACAATACGTCTGATGTAATCGATGATAACACAATGGTTGTTGACATTTACATTAAGCCAGTTCGCGCCGCAGAGTTTATCTTGGTAAACTTCTACGCAACTAAGACTTCACAGAACTTCAACGAACTCTTACAAGGTTAATCCTAAGTAATTAAACACCATGGCACAAACAATTCAAGACTTTTATAGAGTAGCCCAATCAAGAGGATTCTCACGTGACTTTATGTTACGCGTTACCTCTATTGGCGAGGACACATTCAACGAAGACGATTTTGTATACATTACTACAAAACAGCTTCCAGACAGAGCAATTACTAATCAGCAAGCAACCTTTATGGGTCTTCCGTTCAACATGCCAGGTACTGTTACATACCCTGGCTCTGATGGTTGGAGTGTCGTATTCCGTAACGACTTAAAAGGTGTTATCCGTAAGAAGCTTGAAGATTGGCAGATTAATAAAGTGTTCGATGATAGCACCAGTACTGGTGACCTATCAGTTCGTGGTATTGATAAGTTAATCCAATTAGAGCAATTAGATGATAAGCAAAACGTGGTTAATACATATAGAATCTATGGTGTATATATAAAGACCCTCGGTACTATTGATTATAACTTAGAAGGTACTGGTGCAGCTACCACCTTCACTGCTACATTAGCTTATCACTACTGGAGACACGTATAAGATAATTTTAGTTTACTTTCAAAAGCCTCACTTAAAGTGGGGCTTTTTTTATGTTCAAGTATTAAATATTATATATGGCCCAACGGACTGGTTACGGTATTACAGATTTTTATACCACTATTACTCAGCGGGGGCTTGCTCGTAATAACGTGTTCCGGGTAAAAAGTATAGGGGATATATTCGCTGGAGATAGAGATGATTTGTTGTTATATGCTCAAGGCGGTAGTATACCCGGCCGACAAATATCTAGCTCAAAAGTAAGCTTTAGAACGTTTGACTTTCAGGTTCCTATGACTGCTAGCTATCCAGAAAATAGTAGCTATTCATTAACATTTTATTGTGACGATAAGTACGAATTAAGAGATATATTAGAAAATTGGAGTAGACAGGTATTTGACGAACATAAAAATGTTTCCGTTAAACCGGGTCTAGTAGATATAGAACTAGTTTTAATAGAGAATTCTTTTTTAAATACAGCTGCACTTCCGACCCAACAACCTGTTCCGCCTGTTGATCCTAAAGCTAACGGTATACCAAAAGAACGTAGAAAGTATACATTAAAAGGGTGCTTCCCTCAGAGTGTGGGGGCAACGTCTTATAATGTTGGTAGTAATGGAGAGTTTGCAACAGTACCTATTAATATAGCTTTTCAGTATGTCATATCGGAAAAAGACCTAAATGGCAACTAATACAGCATAAGTATATAAGATTATGAATCAAACTATCCAGGACTTTTACGCGCGGGCTACAAAAAGTGGGTTTTCTCGAGACTTTCAATTAAGAGTGACCGATTTTAACATAGGTGGCGCTTCTTTGTTTCTTGATGAAGATTTAGTGTTTATTAAAACAGCCACCCTACCAGGTAAGACTATTTCAGTACAAACCGCTCCTTTTATGGGGTTAACGTTTAATGTGCCTGGGGCTGTTAGTTATTCAGGTTCAGGCTCTTGGCCGATAACATTTTATGCTGATCAAAGCTTAGATATTAGACAAAAATTAGAAAACGCGATGACAAGAACGTTTGGGGTTGATACTTCTTCTGGTAACATACTCCCACGGGACTTAGCCGGTAACTCTATTACCTTAACACTTTTTGATGATCAGTTAAACGAAATACGTTCCTATAAATTATTAGGCGTGTTTATCACCGACCTCGGCGCAATAAGTTACAACGCTACTGGTACTGGTGCTATAGTTGAAATACAGACCAGTATAGCATATCAATACTGGATTGATAGTAAGATGGGTGTTGGTGGTGGTCGTGGCGGTATTGCTGGATTAGCAAATACTCTAGGTAGTATAGGAACTGCCGCAGCAACCGTTGGTGGGGTAATTAATAGAGCTTCGTCAGCTATAAAAGCTATTGGAAATATCTTTGGCCGTCGTTAAAAACTAATTAGTATGCAACTTTACGGGCCTAATGCTAATACTAGTATTCAGGAAAACGATATATCTACGTTCGAAAGCTTTCTTAAGAACCCAGAAACATCAATACCGTTAGACTCTAATTTTTTAATTGCTTTTAATACTATACCGAACGGAATTAAAAACACATTTAATGATAATGAAATAGGTCACTATGAACCTGAAGCGTGGGGTATAAACGTTGAAAAAGAATCGTTAATAAAAAACACTGAAACTGTACAGCAATACAAATGTTTATTTGCAAATGGGGTTACTCTACCAAGTGAAAGTGTTGGCCAAAAAAGAGTAGGTATGCAAGACCTGTATGCAGACAATTCCGGTGGTATTCTTTCCGGGGTAGTATCTACATCAAGAGAATCAAGAGCCCCGTTAAAAATTACGTTTTTAGAAACTAACGTTTCTTTTTTAGACACAATAATTAGACCCTGGGTAGTAGCTGTTTCTCATTATGGTTTATATGCCCGCACTACAGGGTCAGCATATGATGTAAAAACCACTCTAACAGTAAACCAGTTTGACCATAGAGTTAACAGCAAAGATAAAATACGCAAGCAATATACCTTTTTTGATTGTGCACCAATTAGTTTTGATGAAATCACTTTAACATACGGTAAAGCAGATACGACCGTAATAAGCGTAAATTGGGTATATAAGAATTATAAGATCTTTACAGCTAGCGCTGCTGGTGCTGGACATACTGGAAATATTCTAACAGGAACAACTGGCAAGCCTCTTAGTAAAATAGAAAAGCAGCTAACAGGAATGAGTAGCTATAAAGATCTTATAGCTACTAATATACCCACGACCTTCATTAAGAATAAAATTCCGGGTATAGGTTGAAGTTGCTAATAAAAGCGGTAAGTTAATAAAATGGGGTTTGTATATAATGTATTCCTACCGGGATTAAATAAGAACGTATGGGCAAAAGAAATTACCTGTAGATCTTATAAAGCACTGATTAAATCCCTTTATAGTAAAGATGATGAGTCTTTTATACTTCATAGTAACAATATCATAGAACAAATTGTACCCGGGATACTACAAGGAGGTCTTAATGTTATAGATAAGGTTGTATTACTAGTTAATGCACGAGCTGTAAGTGTTAATCCGGATTTAAAATTAACAGCAACTTGCGTACAAACTAAACAGTCTTTTGAATATACTGTAAGGTTGGATGAAATATTTAATAAGCTTTCAAATATACAATACTCTTCCCAGAATACATTTGGAGAAATAACTGTTTATCATTCTATTGCAAAAGCTAAAGATGAACAGTGGTTTTTAAATAAAACCCCTGAACAGCTTTATACATGTCAACTTGCATCTTGTATTGATAGAGTTAAAATTAAGGAAGAAGAAATTGATTTTAGTAAATTAGCTTTTGAAGATAGATGTGCAATAGCAGAAAAGCTACCTATGCAAATGACTGCTAGTATTCTTAGGCACTTATTAAGAGTGGAAGAAAATAATACCACTTGTAAGCTTTTATCTATTTACTCTCCTTTTTCAAAACAGGTAGCAGTTGAGATACCGTTATCTATTGATACAAATATATTAAGAGAGTTCTGTAAATTACTTTTTACTGACGATCTTAACAACATTTATCAGTTAACTTTTAATCTTGTTTCAACTTTAAGTTTTGACGGAGATTACGTAGAGAGCTTGCCACCAGCTGAAATGTATCTTTACTGGGCCTTGCACTTACAAAGAGAAAATCAACAAAAAGAAGCGGAGCGGCCAGGGACGTCTACTATGTTTCAAGGCACGCCTGCCGATATTTAAATTAGTTGAAAACCAATATCTAGCGCCTAAGTTATTTAAATGAGTGATTTTAACAATATTCTTTCCGTATTAGATACTATTAGTAAGGAAAACACTGTTTCCTTTTACGTGCCAAGTTTAAAGAGAGAAGTACTTTTTAAGGGTATCAGCACCGGTCAGCAAAAAGCTCTACTTAAAGCTGCTATAGATAATCCAGTTTTTCAGACAAGATTCATTTTAGCCGCTTACGCAATTATTAATGAAAACTGTATTGAAAAGGATATACTCGCACAACTCACTGCAATAGATAGTATGTCGATTCTGTTACAGTATAGAGTCAATATATACGGTTCTGAATATAAAACAGAACAAGAAGGTAAGACTTATACCTTAAATTTAAGCGAGGGCATTAATAGATTACGTGAAATTGAAATACCAAGCCCTCAAACATTTGTTGATGGTCCGGTCTCTATTACGGTAGGGGTGCCAACCTTTACTGAACAGTTTTTACTAGAAAAGCAAGTTAGAGAAAAGAATCTAAACGAACAAGATAATACAACTCTCAATGAAACTATAGGCGAGGCTTTCATCGGTGAAGTATCTAAATTTATTAAACAGATACAGGTTACAGTTAACGACCAACCACAGGATTTAAACTACAAGGACTTAACATTTCCTAAAAAATACGCTGTTCTTGAAAAACTACCTACTAAGGCTGTTAAACAAGTTATAGGTTATTTAGAATCCGTTGCTAACATACAACGTAAGTTTACCCGTGTTAATGGTGTCGATGAAGCTAATAACGTAAAAGAAATTGAGTTTACAATAGATTCTTCTTTATTTGCATTAAACTAATACGTTAGGTCACATATTGTGTACCTAAGTATTTAATATGGCCGAAGGTGCAGCAAATCCAGAAAAAACAGAACCAAGCACTCCTGGGGTAGGGGCGCGGCTTTTGCAAGCGTTGACTGGTTCCACCCCAGAAAAAAAAGTTGATGCTATACCACCTAATATTTTAGCGGCCTTAAAACAGAACAATACGGCTTTAAATTTACTTGTTGGCAAGCTTGATAAGTTTGTCACTATTCAAGAGGAAAAAGATGACGGTACAGGGGATGAAGCTAAACAAGCTTTAAAAACTGAAAAACCTAAAAGCTTTATATTAGCAGATGTTGATGAAAAGGCTCTAGAGAAAGTTAAAAAATTACTTCAAGATTTAGGTCTTGGTCAAAAATCAGCTGCGTCAGCAGTAACAGCTAGCCCTACTAAAAAAGGTGCTGGCGGAGCTGGAGCCGGGTTCGACTTGAAAAAAATGGTTGGTAGTGCTCTTATGGCAGCTTTGCCTTTAGCAGCAATATTAGCAGGTATTGCTGGTTCTCTAGCATTAGCTATTGGTAGTTGGTTTAACCAAGGCCCTTTTAAAGGACTAATGAAAGAAGCCGGTTTGAGAGCGTCTGAGCTCTTTCTTAAATTAGTAAAGCCGGCATTTGGTATATTAGAAAAACTCGCCCCGACCTTTGCAAAAGGTATAATGAAAGCATTTACGGGTATGACTAGTTTATTTAAATCAGGCGCCGGAAAAATAGCTTTACAGTTTAGCAAGCTTATGCCCACTCTAGCAAAGTTTTTAGGGCCTATACTTAAAAAATTACCAGTCATAGGTACAATTATTAATATTGGGTCAGCTGTTAGCCGATTTATGGCAGGGGACGTTATTGGCGGATTAATTGATATCGGTTCTGCTATAGCAGTCTTAATACCTGGCGTAGGTACAGCTATATCAATCGGTCTTGGTTTTTTAAATGCAGCAAGAGATTTAAGCGGAGAAACAGAAAAGTCTAAAGCCGGAAACGGTAATGCTGACAAGAGTTTTATCTCAACTATGGTAATTGGTTTCGGTAAGTGGGCTGCTAAATTATTACCAAAATTAAAGTTTATACCAGTACTCGGCGGGTTATTTAGTTTATATGAAGCGTACGATTACTTTAAAAAGGGTAATATAGCACAAGGTATACTAGGACTAGTTAGTGGTATAGCATCATTTATTCCGGGCGCTGGTACTATTGTTTCATTAATAGCAGGTGGTGTTAATATTTTACTTGATTTAATAACTAGTAGTGAACAGAAACCTGATAAAGACGGCAAAAAAGAACCTGCTAAGCCTGGTATAATGAAAATAGCAAATGACTGGATTAAGGAAAAGGCTACTAAAGCATTTTCGTGGGCTTTTGGTAGTATTAGTAAAGGTTGGGAAGCAATAAAAAAGGGATCTGTAATGTTAGGTCTTGTAGCATGGTCGGCTATTATACCTACATTAGCATGGGTGGAGCCAGTTTATAACTGGCTTATGGGTACTCCTGAAACTATTAAAGAGGGTGGTGAAAAAGAACCAGCACGGCCAGGGGTATTGAGTGAGGCTTGGTCCTGGATTAAAGAAAAAGTAAAGACAAAATTACTCATTCCAGCATTGGTAAAAATGGCTACAGGGTGGCAGGAACTACAAAAAGGTAATGTGTTGAAAGGTTTATATACATGGACTACCTTAATACCCGGATTCGGTTGGTTAGGTAGTATTGTAAGTTGGCTTTTAGACCCTAGCGTTGAAACACCTAAAGAAGAAAACGTGAAAGCTGATGAAAAGCTAGACGCAAATACTATATATGAAACTATATCAAAAGGTGTAAAAGAAAAATTTAAGACTATATTAGAAAATCTTAAAAAACTATCTTTTGTTCCTAATTTTGTAATTGAAAAAATTGCAGGCTTTTTAGGTATAGATTTAAACGCTAAAGCAGAACCCGTTAAAGCAGCTTCGGTAGAACCCGTTAAAGCAGCTTCGGTAGAACCCGCTAAAGCAGCTTCGGTAGAACCCGTTAAAGCAGCTTCGGTAGAACCCGTTAAAGCAGTTATAGCAGAACCCGCTACCCCTAGTACTCTAGCTACAATACCTACAGGCGCTCTTCCTACTGTCACAGCTTCACCGGTGACCCCTAGCACTTCCTGGACAGCAGCACCTATGCCTAAGGAGCCTGTAGCGCCCGTAGTAGCGCCTACTCCGGCTGCTGACCCAGCGAACTTAACCCAAGTCGAAACAGATAAAAGTAAGAAGTCTACAGACTCGTCTTCTAGCCCCGTCGAAACAGATAAAAGCAAGAAGTCTACAGACTCGACTTCGAGTCCCGGTTTAGAAAAAAAGAAGGGGGTAGTTGACGCTGCCGTTACCCAAGCTACCGAACTAGAAAAACCAGTACCTCAAAGCCAGAAAGGCCCTGATAATAAAACTACGTACCCGTCGGTAATACAAAATACTAAAGCCGAGATACCGTTACAGCCTAGCACCGAGCCACGAGTGCCATTAAAATCTGCAGCGGTCGTTACAGATTCTAGCAATTTTAATATTACAAAAAAATTAGATGAGTTAATTGCCGCGGTACGTACTTTAAAACCTGCAGCGCGGGGTAATAATAATGCAGCTTCAGTTAATAGCACTACCGGTGGTTCAAGTGTTACTAACGTGTTTAACAACGGTACTGAAAGAGATATACCGTATACTGAACGCACTAAGTATAGAAATCAGTTAATGTACGCTCGATCCCTACTCTAAAATGGCATACGAATCTAAACTTTTTACTATAGCACCAAATACTGGTTTTGCTACTGATGCTGGAGCTGAAGCATTAGGGGCACCTAATTTAGTGCCTGGCTCAGGTGCTAAAACTGCTGGAGTTAATGTACATAGAGATTATCCCTGGACTCTTTCTACAGATAAAGCGCGAGCATATGTGCCTAAGTTAATGCTTACTGAGTATAAATTAGTACTTTCGAGCGAAGTATCCGGCATGTTGTACACAATAAGAGGGGCAGAGGATAATTTAAACGTACTTGCGCGGGAAGGCACTCGAAACGTTACTAATGCCGGTCTTGCAGTGGCTGGTGCAGCTTCTTTAACTCATACTGCTAAAACAATACTACCCAACATGCTTCTCGATAAACTTAGCGACGCAATCGGGGAAGCTCAGAAAAAAGTAAACGGGGTTTCTAATACCCCGGCTAACGCAAATTCGGATGCAACTGATAAAGCTCAAAAAAACGATTTAACTAACACTACAGATGGTTTAGGGGTTTATAAAGGCCTCTATGCTATAGAAGAGACAGGTTGGAATTATGTGTTTCCTTATCTAGGAGCTGCAAATATGTTAAACCCAAATAATCAGTGGGGACAAGGCGACCAAATGAAGAAATTCGTAGGAGAAGCGATGGGCGGTTTGGAGGAAGCTGGCGACTCTATGGATGGTTCTGGCGGTGGAGGTGGCGTCGAAAAGAGCGGCGGTACAGACTGGTTAGGAGTTGTTTTAGGTGCCGGTAAAGCAGTGAATGCTGCTGCAAAAGCAGGTATAGCTCTTGGTGGTGGTCTAGTTACAAAAGAAGAGCCTCAATCGTTTGTCGGTACCGGGTCTGATTCTATAGAATGTAGTTTTTACCTGTATAACACTATAAACGTAGAAGATATTAAACGCAACTGGGAATTTTGCTATTTGTTTACCTATCAAAATTTAGCAAATAGAAAGGGTATTAATTTATTAGATCCACCGTGTATGTATAGAGCTCTAATACCGGGCTATAAACAGCTACCAATATGCTGGGTTACTGATCTGAGTATTACTAATGTGGGAGCAACTAAGCTTATAGATATCGAGACTGGTACCCCGGTTTCAGATTTTGCGTCTCAAGAAAATAGTAAAGTAAAGATGGTACCAGAAGCATATAAAGTAACGTTTATTTTGCAAAGTGCATTAAAGAATGCTCGTAACATATTTCAGTTCGCAGCCAACCCAGGTAGTAAGGTAGAGGTTTCGTACACAAAGCAGCCATGATAACAAATATTCCAGTTTTAAGTTCCGGACCTTACAAGCAAAACAATTTATCTGAATTGCAAGAATTAGATACGTTTAGATATGAAAATTTATTTAATGTATATCAAAATGAAGGTAAACAGTATTTTTACAATTTACTTGCTAAAGTAAATTTCCCTACAAATATATCTGAAGAGTATTATAATACATATACTGTCGGTAGTGACTTAATGCCGTACACGTTAATAAGCTATAAAGTATATAATACAACTTTATTATGGTGGTTGATATGTGCCACTAATCAAATTACTAACCCAGTAGATTTTCCAGCCGCAAACACCCAGTTAAAAATACTCAAGCCGCAATATGTAAGAGAAGTCTTACTATCAATTAAAACATAATAAAATGGCTTCAATTAAAAATAGACTCCGGCTTAACAACCAGGACTATGAAATTATTGCGACGCTGTACAACACACAGGGTATAGCTTTTCCTATTAACGTAGCTGGAATAAGCTCTTTAGTAATTGAAGAGTCTACGTTAAACTGGTTTAAACGTGGGTATATTGTATTAGAAAATAATGAAAATGTTATTGAGAGACGTCCTAATGAGTTTTTTGATAAAAATGCTAATTATAAGTTTCGTAATGATGGTAGAGACTTATTAACAATTAATATAAAGCCGGTTATAGAAAATGAAAAATCTCCTCTTACTAATCAAGACGCATTCCCAGCTGACCTTTGGAACCTAGAGTATATATTTTCTATATACGATGTTGAAGATATAGCTGTAGGCCCAACCACTCAAAAAAAATACTTTAAGTTATATTTCTGGGAAACAGACTGTCAAATTTTTGAAGAATCCGCGGTTAACTGGAATACAAATAGTGTGTTATACCAGTCAAAGCCTGAGCTAAGAGGGAAAAGCGCTTACATAGACGATAAGGCACGTAGAGTTCCGACGGGGCTGGCGATAAAAGACCTTATAAAAGTAACACTTGAGCCTAAAGTCGGTAGTCAAAAGTTTGCTAGTGACTGGGACCCAGGTGCTAGTACTATATTTTATAACCCTTCAACAAATAACTTTGCTCAAGCAGATTTAGATTATCTTTTACAAAGACATGTAAGCAGTAATATTGACGGTAATATAGAAGGAGATGCCCCTATACTTTTTAGAGATAGATACACTAAGACCTGGTCATTACAATCTATATCTAAATTAATGAGTTTAGCTGTTAAAAACCAACAGTCAGCCGGCCTACTACAATTTGAACAATTTTTAATAGCTTCAAGTAATGCAAGTTCTGTTATAATACCTTCATTAAGACATACCCCTCAAGATCCATCTGGTACTCGTAATATCTATATGGGTAAAAATAGTGATGTAGCTAATTTTCAGTTTGTTGATATGGCTTCAGTTGATAATACTTTTGTATTTATTAGTAAACCGTGTGCAAGTAATGCTACTAGAAAAAAGCAATTTAATTTAGACTTTCAAGAGAATGATATAGAAAACGTAAAAGCATTTTTTCAGAAAAACTATGTAGATAGATTTAAGGCGAATACTAAGCCTAAAGCACTCTTTACCCTCAACAAGACGAAAACAGAAAGTCCCTCGATAGAGACTACCTACTCATACGGTGCAGGTGCAGTTGACCGCTTACCTGACGCAAGAAATATAATTTTAAAAGCCGCTCTATATCTAAACGGCTGCTTAAACTTTACCGTACCAGGAAGTACTTTTAGACGTAGTAATGTGTTTATTGGCATGGATAGAGTCACTGGATCTATAGATGCTGATTTTGATGAAAAATTATTAGGACAATGGCTTACAATAAAAGTTACACATGAGTTTTCTCAAACCGGTTATACAAATAATATAACCGCAGTTAAGATGCACTCAGACAAAGATATACGCATACAGGATGATGTTGCTTAACTTAAGTATATACAATGGCTACTGAAGTAAGAACATTCGATCTTTATAATACCACCAAGTACTGGGTAGGGTATGCTATGGATGGTTATGATTTAGAGCAAACCGTAACTCAAACGTATTATGCTACTCAATATAACTCTAATCCAATCGGTGCTGCAATTGAGTTCTTTATCGCTATACCCCAGGTAAACTTAAATTACTTTTGGAAAAAATACTGGTGGGATGAAGCTACTTACTATTCTAATCCATTAGTGTTAAGTGGTGCAAGTCTTAGTGCTGCCGATTACTATCAACCGTTTTCAGAAAGCGTGGGTACGCTCTATTATATATCCCGTTTTAACAATTTAAACAACGTACAGACAAAACCATACAGCTCAGTGATAACTCGTCTAATACGTGCGGATATATCCAGCGCAATTGATAGTTTTTATGATACTGCTAACAACTTGTTTGTTGCTAATATAGCTAATATCGGGCCGGTAGGTACTGACACGAATCCAAATAATGGAAACCTTATAATGGCTGATACTGATTTAACTCGTAGAATTACTTCTAATAATTCTCTTACTGCTGCAGTTAATAGTGCTTATAGTAGTCTATTTAGTTTCTTACCCTACAATACAGACGTAATAGGTAATTTGCTTACTCCGTATTATTGGCAATTAAGTGCTAATAACGAAGATAGCGATATTGCCGTAGACTTTAACAATAACAACGTTAATACTATTAAACAACTTACTACCCACACGTTAATAGCTGACTAATGAACAAATACAATTCAATATACCTAGGTATTGTAGTACAGAATAACGACCCAGAATATCGTGGACGAGTAAAAGTATGGGTGCCGCATATTAACGGTTCTATATACGATAAATGGTATGCAGTTAAAAAGGATCGTTCATTTAAGTTTCCTGGTCTTAATTTAGAGTCTGATTTAAGCTTAATTATAGATGAGCTAAAAGAAAACTTACAATGGGCTGAATACGGCGCCCCTCTAATGGGTGCAAGTTCATCCGGTTTATATAATGCTTTTTATAGTACTGGTTCGGTTTCGGATGCAACTTATCAATTTAGTCTTTCTGGTTCTCTTGCTTCTAATATAGCCCCAGACTTAAAACTTAACGATGAAAAAATGGGTGAAAAGCCGGGTTTTGTTTACGAAAAGTATGGCACTAAATTAACTGACGCTTTTACAGATACTGCTACTAATAACACCAACACTATTAATCCTAATGGTGCTAATTATCGTCCTTCTACTTACTCTAATGCAGCTAAGGGCGTGTTTTCCGTACCTAATGTAGGCGCACATGTCTGGGTGTTCTTTAGAGATGGTGTCCCTTACTATCCAGTATACATGGGGTATAGTTTAGGAGAAGATGATTTTAATAGTATATTTCAGTCTGAAGATGGCTCTTATCAAGACTATCCGCAAACGTTTGAAAGTGTTAGTAAAATCGGACGCCCTACTGAAGATGTTAATACTATTACATACCGTAACAAAATGGTTATTAACCAACGCGGTGCTGCTATAGAAATAATTAATACTAGCGATAGAGAGCGTTTCAAGGTAACTAGCTTTGCAGGCGGCTATCTAGAGCTAGGTAATGATTACAATGCTCTATTTAATCCTAAGAATTTTCAGTTATTAACACAGAAAGACAAATACGAGACCGTGAGAGGCCATAGTAATCTTTTTATCGGTAGAGATAATGATAATATTATAAAAGGAGATTACTTTTTAAAAGTGGGTTCTTTAAATAAAAACGCGCTAGATGATTGGGTTACTGCCTATACTGCTATTGCTACTATATTAGCTAAACCAGAATCTGAGGATAAGAGTAATTTAGTGAGCACAGTAACCGCTCAAGCTGAAGCTCTAGCAGCTGCCGAAGCACAACTCGGTTTTGGGGGTAATTATATCGAAACTATTACAAAGCATAAATTTAGTAACGTAGGGTTAGTGTTTAATGCTTTTGCAAGTACTAGATACAATGGTACAGACAAAACAATAACTCATTTCAGAAACGTTATTTCTGGTGGTACCGGTATAGTTACAACCACTATAGATGCTATTGAGTATACTCATATTGATGATATGCCGGGTGGTAATCTTACAGAAACTGTAGGTAATAGATGGAGTATGTTAGTAGGTTCTGGTGGTATAGATATTAAAACTACGGGGCCAGTCAATTTAGGCGGCACTATAATGGCATTAGCGGGTAAGCAAGTTAACATTGCTTCATCTGATGATATGAACATTGATGGTGGAACTAACTTGTCAGTTATAGCAAGTATAATGACTCTTAGAACTCGTAACCGGGATCAAGTAGTAATAGATGATAATTTAGGTATTAGTAAAAACTTAATTATAGGTGGCGGCTCGTACACCGAGGGCGAAATGTATTTGCAACATATTACTGCTCCGGTAGAGTTTCAGGTAACCGAATCAACTCAAATTAGTGCTCCCGCTACAATGTGGTCTATAACAGGAGCAACTATTAGTGGTACTGGTACCGGGCCCGGAGGATGTTACAAATCAGGAGATATAGTAACTTTAGGAACTACTGGTACTCTTGCTATAACTAAACCACACACTCACTATTTTAAGAATATGCCGTTAACACTAGTTGCAAATCCAGCAGCAGTTAGATCGGCAGCGACGGCACTTAACGGTGGCTCTGCTGCTGCAACAGCTACTGCGGTTGCGGATCATTACAATACTGCGGGTGGTAATAAGAATAGTAATCCAAATGGGCCTATTGACGGGGTTCCAGGTTAAGTTGAATAATAACGATACGACCGTATAATAATACGGTATGTACGATTATTTAATAGTTGGTTCCGGCTTATATGGTTCGGTGTTTGCACATCAAGCTTTTAGAGCAGGCAAAACTTGCTTAGTACTTGAAAAGAAAGAACATATAGGGGGCAATGTGTACACTAAAAACGTAGACGGTATCCATGTACATGAATACGGTCCTCATATCTTTCATACTTCTAATAAAGATCTTTGGGACTATGTTAACCAGTTTGCAAAATTTAATAGCTTTGTAAACAGACCTAAAGTCAGCTATAAAGACAAGCTTTACTCTTTTCCGATAAATTTGTTAACACTATATCAGCTCTGGGGAGTTAAGTCTCCTGCAGAAGCTATAAAAAAACTTCAAGATAGTAAGGTACCTATTAAAGATCCTAAGAATCTAGAAGAGTGGTGTTTAAACGAGATTGGAACCGAGCTATACGAGACGTTTATTAAAGGATATACCCAGAAGCAATGGAAGACTGATCCTAAGAATTTACCTTCGTTTATTATTAAAAGAATCCCTATTAGAACTAATTTTGATGATAACTACTACTTTGATACATATCAAGGCATACCAATAGGGGGTTACACTCAAATTATAGAGAATATGCTTAAAGGTACAGAGGTAAAACTTAACGTAGATTACCTTGCTAATAGAGAGGAATGGGATAAAAAGGCTAAGAAAGTGGTTTATACCGGCCCGATTGATGCATATTTTGATTATTGCTTCGGGGATCTAGACTATAGAACTACTAGCTTTAAGCATGAAATATTGCCTACTAAAGACCATCAAGGTAATGCATTAATTAACTACACAGATGTAGAGGTACCTTATACTCGAGTTATTGAGCATAAGCACTTTGATTGGGTTAATTGTAATCATACAGTTGTTACTAAAGAGTATCCAGAAGTATGGCAAAGAGATTTGACTCCTTATTATCCAATTAACGACGAAAAGAATACTAAGGCTTTTGCACAGTATAAAGAGAAGTCTCAAACCCTTAAAAACGCTCTATTTGGGGGTAGACTAGCTGAATACAAGTACTATGATATGCATCAAGTTATTGCAGCAGCTCTCCATGATTTTGATAAAGAAACCGCTGGTATTATTAAACCCCCCTTGTAATTATTTTTATGGCAAAAAAACCTCGCATCTTTGTACAAATTGCATCTTATAGAGACCCGCAATTAGTACCTACTATCGAAGACATGCTTGCAAAAGCTGATAACCCCGAGCAATTTTCTTTCGGTATCTGCTTACAGTACGGTCCAGATGAAAACCCAGATATCTTTGATGGTAAGCCAAACTATAGAGTATCTAAGCATGACTACAGAGAGAGTAAAGGTTTAGGTTGGGCGCGTGCTATTACAAACACTCTTTACAACGGAGAAAAGTTAACTCTTCAGATTGATTCCCATCATCGGTTTGAAAAAGGCTGGGACACAATGATGTTAGAGGATTACGAACAAGCTTTAGCTTATACTAAGAAGCCGATTATTTCAACTTATTGCACTCCTTTCTCCCCAGACAAGCCAATCACCGATATGGTTCCGTGCTTAATGTCTCAATACGAGTTTAGTTATGATAAGCTCTTAATGAGTATGCCTAATTATATTGGCGACTACAAAGAAAGAACTAAGGTTATTCGCGCTCGTACTATTAGCGGCCACTTCTTCTTAGCGCCAGGTAAATTTATTAAAGAAGTTCCTTACGACCCCGATATTTATTTCGGTGGTTATACGGAAGAAACTTCTATGAGTGTAAGATCATTTACACATGGTTATGATATCTATAGCCCATATAGACAGTATATCTGGCATGAATACACCCGGGCTTATAGAGTTAAACACTGGGACGATCACGGTACGGAAAAGCATACTGGTAAAACATCTGGAGAAATGGATGTCTATGCACGTAATAAAGTACGTCAGCTTTTCGGTCAAGAAGAGCATGGTTTCGATTTAGGCAAATACGGCCTCGGTACAGTCCGTACTTTACGAGAATACGAACTTTTTGGAGGGTTTGACTTTAAGAACTGTCGTATTCACGATTATACATTACAAGTAAAAGAACCACCCAATCCTCCGGACTACGAGGCCCAATTTATTAGTAAAGACTATCTAGTAAACTGTTCCTGGGACGTAGCTTTCTTTCTTAAAGAACAGCCCGAGAATGATACGCTAGAGTTCTTAACGTTTGGCCTCGAGACTCGAAGCGGGCTAGGTGTTTACAGAAACGATTTTGTACTAGATAAACACCCGGAACAAATACAGTTTAAGTCCAATACCCATCTCGCTAAGTTTAAATCTATTGATGCTCCGTTTAAAATCGTAATGTACGCTCACTGGAAAGATAAGAAATGGAGTAGTAGATACGAAAAGGACCTTGAACCTAAGGACTTTATAAAAACTGAACGACTTATCACGCAATCCTTAGCACCACAACAAATACCTGTCCCTGCTAAAATATGAGAATTGCATTCATCTTAATTGGTAATAGTCGTAGAAGTAACTATTTAGACGGAAATACACTTCGTTACGGTAACGGTGGTGGTTCCGGAACGGATGGAAGTACTATAATTGTAGCTGAACAGCTAGCAAAAGCTGGACACGAAGTAGTAGTTACTTCAGATAAACTTGAACCACAATTGGAACAAGAATACGCTAAGCGTGGTATATACTTTAGTGCAGGTAAAAAAGTAAGAGGGGTACAGTATACTAATATTGACTTTGAAAATATTGAGAATAAACAGTTTGATGTGCTTATAAGTAGTCTTTGGTTTCATGACTATAATAAACTACCTATAAAGGTTACTAAAGCTTTAATTTATTGGTGCCATATGCAATGGATATACGGTATTGAAGAGCTTATTACCTATGCAACCGATAATAACCTAAAGCTAGGGTTTGTTAATATTTCTGAATGGGAGAAGGGCATGAATATCGGTACTGTTAATAGTGCTATTTCTCGTTACGCTAAGACCTCAACAAAATTGATACCAAATCCAGTAATGGATGATATTATTAATGAGGTACTAGATAACCCACCGACACGTAAGCCACATAAGTTTGTGTTTCATGCTGCTTGGGCGCGTGGCGGAAATGTCGCTGTAGAAGCATTGCGGCAGTTAAATTGGCCAGATATAGAGTTTCATGCTTTTGACTACCTACTATGTACCCATCAACACCCTGATACGTTTTTCAAGAGTCATAATGGGGTAGATAAAAAGACTTTATTCACTCATATTGCAGAGAGTGAATATTTTGTATACCCGCTCTATACGCCTTATAAAGATGTTCATAAAGATACGTTCTCGTGTGTAGTTGCAGAAGCAATTGCTTTAGGCGCTATACCTATTACATACCCACTCGGTGCATTACCTGAGAACTTTGAAGGTTATTGCGCTTGGATTGATTTCCCGGAAGGTGTATCAGCTGAAGCACTTCAAAAGGAATCGCTCACTAAAGATGAAGCTGGGGTATTTAAAAATAATATTAAAAATATTGTAGACAAGATTAACTACCTTGAAGACAATCCTCAGTTAAAAGAAAAAATACGTAACGAGGGTAAAGACTTTATATTAAATAGACTCAATGCTAACACTGTGGGTAATATCTGGATTGAGTATATTAATGAGCTTACATCATAGTCTCTATCATGCACAAAGTAGTAAGTTTCTATAAAGACGATTTACCTGCAGAATTAGTCGAAATGCAAAAGAAGGTATTCGATTATTTTAATATAGAGTTACAGCAGGTATCGTTTAGTGGTTTTTATACTGAGTTACCACATAAAGGTTTAATTGATAATGATTGCCACGCACACGCTATAGAGAGGTACCTTATAAATAATAATGATTGGGATAGTATTACTATATTTGATGTAGATTGTATACCATTCGAAAGTAACTGTATTGAGCGGGCACTAGATATTATAAAAGACCGTAATACAATCTACGGTAATGCCCAGGCTTCAAATACCGGGGAACACAATTTGTATACCTCCCCACCTTTCGCGGCTCCAAGCTTTTTAAGTTTTACCCGCAATATTTGGGAAGACTATAAAGAGTATTGGTATACTAGTTTAAAAAAAGAAATCGGGGCATTTACTTTTCAATGGTATCCTAACCCGGACGGTAATATGACAGAAGCAGATGTTGCAGAAGTATTTACCCGAGAAAACGAAAAGCGTGGTAGAAAGATAGTTATGGCTTATCCCTCAAAAGATAGTCCCTATGATAATTCCTGGACGTTTAAAGGTGGTTTTGGCTACCCTGCATTCTCCTATGGTAACTGTAACGAGTTTACAAGTGGTACTTGTCATAACTTTCAAATTAGAATACCAGATAAACAAAGATATTTTATAGATTATTGTAACAACATATTAAACAAATGAAAATACAAGACTTTTTTCAAAAAGGTTATTATATCAACCTCGATCGCCGTACTGACAGAAAGGCTGAGTTTGAACAAGAAGTTAAAAGACTCGGACTCGAAGGCTTCTTTGAAAGAGTCCCTGGGGTTGATGGCAAGAACGAGCCCGCAGAACTTAGTAAGCATAATTATTGCGGCGCAACTTACCATAAAATTTTTAGAGACGCTGATGCTCATAAATATGAAAGATTTCTAGTGTTTGAAGATGATATGCTATTCTACGATAAAGAAGGTGTTAGTGCGCTTGAAACTGTAGAAAAAGCATTAGATCAGCTACAAACTTTTTCAGATTGGGATACTATATACTTCGGATGTTATTTATTCGCTAAAAAAATATCTCACGTATCAGAAAATTTACTCAAGACTAATCAAATACTAACTACTCACGCTATAGGTTTTAATCGAAAGGGTATGGAAACGTTCCTACAATACGATCCGTTTTTTCATTGCCCGGTTGATGGCTGGCTCGGAGAACGAGTACATTTAAACAAATATGTAGTATATCCTTTATCGGTTATTCAAAGAGCAAGTAGAAGTGATCTAGATGCTTGGGGGTTTGCGCCTGATGCCCGTCATTGGGAAGTAAATTTTATTAAAGGGGAGTTAGTAAAGGAGTTTTAAAATATGTCGTTAGTATTAGAGTCTAATTATGTTACCTGTCGTATGATCGGTCGACTGGGTAATCAAATGTTTCAAATAGCTAATGCTTATGCTCAATCCCTGAGATATAAAAGACAGCTAGTTATACCTGGACAGGATACTTCAGTTAGTGACTATTTTGAAACTATACACCGTAAGCTAACGTTCACTTCAACTAAGTCTCCTGAACCAGGTCCAGATATACATACGGTCGATGCTACGTATTATTACACCCCGTATGAACCACATTCTACTAAACCAACAGTGTTCAGGGGATACTTTGAAAGCGAAAAATACTTTAAAGACTACGCTGAAGAGGTAAGAACCCTATTTGAACCTACTTTAGACTTTTTAGAATCAACGTATAAAGAGTATCCACAATTAAAGACAGAAACTAATGCAGCGATTAATGTGAGAAGAGGGGACTTCTTAACGTTCCCCCGTAGTCACCCTGTTATTACATTAGACTATATATATAGAGCAGTTGAAATGTTACCTAAGGTAGATACAATATATGTATTGAGTGATGACTTAGAGTGGTGTCAACAAAATATTAAGCTCTCTAACGTAGTTTTTGTAGACTATAAAAGACATAAAGCTCTCTGGTTTTTATCTTTATGTCAAAACTTTGTAATTTCTAACTCTACTTTTTCTTGGTGGGGGGCTTACCTTTCTAGAGCGCCTAAAAAAGTAGTTATTGCCCCCGAGGTATGGTTTGGTCCTGACATACTAGCTAATACTAACCCAAAAGATATCTTATGTGAGGATTGGGTTAAATGTCCGGCAAGGTATGACCTTACTGGGTTTATTTACCCGTTATGAGTACTCATGTAGTAATAGCAAGATACAATGAGGACCTTACATGGTTAGCTAGTCTTAAGTTTCCATACACTATATATAATAAAGGATCTGATAATATTTCTTTACCTAGTATCAAGCTACCTAATATCGGTAGAGAGTCCGGTACGTTCTTATACTATATTATAGAGAATTATAATTCTTTACCAGATACGCTTATCTTTCTACAAGGAGACCCTTTTCCTCATTGTGAGGATTTATTTAATGTATTAGAAAATAATTACAATACTGATATAGTATTACCAGTTGGTACAGGATTATTACCTAATAACCTTAATGTAGTACCGCAAGACCACCAGGATGATTTAAAGATTATAGTGAATGCAACCAAAACGGATAGTTATTATAAAAACTTTATTGAGCCTCAATATAAATACGTTCATGGAGCACAATATATTGTGCCGAAAGAGTACATTACTAATAAAAGCTTAGAGTTTTGGAAAAACCTATATAACGCAAACCAGCAAACAAAGCTCGGAGCTTATGTTATGGAGCGTATGTGGATGTATATTTTTGATTATAACTCTCCAGGGTAGTTATTTCTTTATCTCTTTTATAGCCTCTACAGGCTTTACTTCTTCCGGTTTAGGTTTATCCTTCCGGAAGATATTATCCCAGTTATCATTAAACGTATCTGTAGGTACGGTCAACGGACGACGCTTACTTCCTTTACCGGCCATATTAGCTCCTTGGTAGAATGTTATCAGTAGCGACTACGAAAACAGCTTCTTTAGTCTTGACCTTGAGGTCGTAAGGCTTAAAGAACTTGTTACCAATCGATTCAATTGCTTCTCCAATAGTCTTGATCGGGTATTTTTGACCCTTCTTAGACGCATTGTAATTATAAGCAGCTTTCTTAATACGATCAGTTACCGTAAGAACACTTTCACTGTCAGGAATTTGAACGACCCAGCCGGTAAGCTCTTCAGTGATCGTCTTCTTAGGATCAGATACAACAATAACATATTGCTGTTTAATCTTAGGAAGATCTTCTCCTTCAGACTCAGGAGATTGATCGTCAGCAGGTGCTTCTTCTGCTTGCTTGGTCTCGTCAATAGCAACCGTTGAAGTTGCAAGAAGATCAAGTACTTCCTCGATCGTATCTTTATCCTTAATGATTTGTTTAAGAGCTGCGTGAACAGCATCTAGTTGAACGTATTCTTGTTGACTCATAAATTATTTTTTAGATTTAATATTTTTAGCCCCTCGATCGTCTAGGTATTCGGCAAACTGGATTGTAAGCTCTTCATGCTTTACTTTAGAGCAATGAGCATACCATTTACAATAACACTTAGTATCACTATTATGATAGTAAGAAATTAATGTACACTCAATATCTCCTTTATTTTTAACCGGGACCCGTTCAATACTAAATACAGTGATATCTGGGTTATAGAAGTCAAATACTACTGAAGCGTTAGATTCTTCAATTTCGTTTTTTACCTTAATAAAAAACCCTTGATCGTAGCCGTCATCGTATGCTTTTTTAATAAGCCTATCGTATTCTTTATTAGTTAATAGTTTCATTGTGTGACGATATTATATTTTACTCGTGATAAGTCAAGCACAAAAAGATCTTTTCCTCCTGCATAACTAATAGCAGATGCAAGGTCTTCATGAATTTCTCTAATTTTACTAGCGATGGTATGAGATGGTGTGAGATAGGTAGTGAAGCCCTCGATATTTCTAACGTTCCCCTTGTTCTTCTCAGAAGCACTACCGAAGTACTCTTTTTTACCATTCACGAGTACCGCAGGAGAATCCGAGCATTGTGCGAACATTCCGCCTACCATTACAAAGGTAGCCCCTGCAACTAGTGCTTTTACGATATCCCCGTTCTCTCTAAATCCGCCATCAGCAATAATAGGCACGGGAGATACTGCTGCGCAGTTCTTAACTGCTGTAAACATAGGTACATGGAACCCAGTCTTATTCTTAGTAGAGCATACTTGACCTGGACCGATACCGACTTTAATGATATCTGCACCCCAGGCGGCAAGATCTAAAGTGGCATCTGGTGTGGTTACATTACCGGCAATAATAATGGTATCAGGAAAATGCTTCTTTACGTAACCTATCATATTTTTCATTGCTAGACTATGCCCATGTGCAATATCAATACAAATACAAGTAGGAGTACGTTGTATGTCGCAAAGGCCTTGTTGGTCTTCAGGCTTTACCCCTACACTAATAGCTTTCCAATCTGCTACGCACTTATTAAGAAAATCTCGATTAGACATCTCAAACCGATTCATAATCGGAATAATACCTAAATTGTTATAGGTATGATAGGTATCAAAATTAACTACTGTTTTCATATTAGAAGGCATTACCGGTAAGGTAAACTTAATATCCTTAATTTTAACCGAGGTGTCAGCTAGAGTGCGAGACTCTAGTTCACTATAATTTGGTACTAGATAAACATCTTTATATCCTAAAGCATGAGTATAATCGTTGTAATCAGGTGTCATACAGATAAGTATTATAACATACGTTTATGAAATTTCAAGAATTAATGGAGAGTTATGGCATGATAAGACAGGAAAAACGTCTGTTCTATCCTCGTAATTTTAATTTGTCTGAAAAGTTTGTAGCTGCTTTAAAAGCAGAGTTAATGAAACAAGAAAAAGCAGGTATTGCTCCTGAAAAATTCTCTCATAAATTAAATAGAGCTCTAGAGTTTTATATTAAAGAGCACAAAGCTGCTACTATAAAAAAGTCGGCAAACAGCCAATAAAAAAACCCCTAAGTTTCCTTAGGGGTTTGAGTTTCTTAGTTAGACTTTAGCTTAGAACTGACGACCAAGACTTACGGAATAACCGTAGTTCTTAGCGGAGTCATTAGATAGACCGCTGCTATTAACAAAAGTACCGGCACGAACAGTGCCGATAACAGTTGGGTAAGCAAGAGCGATACCACCTTGATAGTATTTATCAGCCTTCTTTAGAGCTGCTACATCGGTAGAGCCACTATTAAGACCGAGACCAACTGATGGAACAACCTTGAGCTTTCCAAGACCGATTGGGAATGGAAGATCAAGATTGCCTTCGAGGTTAGTGTTTTCATTTTTACTATCAAACAACGCTGTTACATGCCAAGGAAGAACGGTAAATACCTTGCCGTCAAGTTTGACGAAAGGCAATACGTTATCTTTAGCAGCGCCGAGTGCAAATGTTCTACTAGCATTTTTATAAACCCCACCAACGGTGAGGTCAGCTAGAGAAGAAGTGAACTTGTAACCTGCTGTGAGATCAACACGCTTGAAAATGCCAGTCGTGGACTTGAGTCCAGCAACGCCAGCATTTGAATCAAATGTGCTGAAGGTATCAACAGCAAGTACGAATCCTGCTACTTCTGCATTTACGCCGGCTGTTACCAATGAGGTACCAGTTACAACGCCTTGTTCTACGAGCTTAGATTTAAAGCCAACGTTGTAGCCTGCTTCGAGAGCAGATGCAACATTAGCAATTAAAGCCAAGGACATAATTACGATTAGTTTCTTCATACGTTTATATTTATATATTCTCTTTTTAGTTAATCAACTTTAATCAAAAAGTTCTTTTATTGTAATATCCTAATTAGTATTTTTTAACGGCCATTGTTAACAAAAGATAGCCACGAAATTAAAATAGACTTGTCGTTTGAAAGTGGTATATTACCTTTGTGGACATAAGGGAAACCGGCTGGATGCAATAGAAGCTTACCTTTTTCGGGTTTAACTTTTTGACCAGTATAGAGCATTTCCGTCTCTCCACCCTCTTCTACATCATTGAGATATACTAATAAGGCAAAGTATCTACGGGACATTTTAAAAGTACCGCTTTCATGATGCCATGCATTATAGTGTCCGGAGCCTTTAGCATATCTCTGTACTTGCAGTATTTCAAATGTAGTAGGCTCACTAAAGTTTTTCATCCCTGGGAATATATCCTGGTGCGGAAAGCTGTTTACATATTGCTGTACGTACGTATTAAAAATGGTACATGCAGCATCTCCGATAGCTTTAGCCTC